AGCATCTAGTACTGCCTGCATACTAGAAAGGCTGTGCTGCGAATTAAAATCTTGGAAGTCGAAACAATAAGGCACTCCATCTCTCAACACCTGCTCAACAGTCCGAGAGACTTTCTTCGCCTCTGCTTCTACTCCGATCGGAAATAGGCCAGCTAATAATTCCTCACACCCAGCTAAACCAAAGCTAGACATGATGAAGTTGGTGTTATCTACACCATATATAGCTCTGTTCTTTCCCCATTCGTATTTTTCTGAAGACCTTGCACACATTTCTGGTTTTCTATTAAAAAAATGAGTAAAATCATAATCTGGCATGGCGTTAAAACCATAAAACTTATGCCTCATAGTATGTTCTTTATGTCTGAACTTTTCATCCTCAGGATATTGGCTATTGTATGCTCCTGTCGGACTCCACTGCCAGCGCGTAGCCCAAAAATTGTCCCAGCTATACCTCTTAGGCCTGCCTTTCAACCGAATCAAGTTTTTAAAAAGTCGTGCTGCGTGATTAAATATTGTATTAGAATCTATGTTGACTACATTAAGTTCGATACGGTTACGGCGTTCCTGCGCCCAATCAACGGTACCAACCCCCCTGTTCACTAAAACCTCTAATTCAAAGAAGGGTGTTAGATCGAGTGGTAATAAATTTTGTAACGCTTTGAGCTTTAAAGTAAACTTATTTTTTATAGAGTGCATAAAACCCTCGTACCCATCAAATTTCCAATCAAGAAACCCGGATACGTTCCACCACTTTTTTTGATCTTCAGGCAAACACATAGCCCATACTATCAATCCGACCAAGAAAGATTCATGCGCACCAGAAAGGGCAAGACGTTCTATCAATTGCATAGTTGGGCCCACTTGTGAGCATAGTTCATCCCACTCGAAGCTACGTAACTCGTTGAAGGTAAGGTGCCTAATGTGTTGCCCACTAATTTTAGTGATCGGTGGTTCAAGCGTACCTTGGTGAAAACGTTTGATTAAATGGATATTTGAAAATTCAGTAACCCTGCGCATAGAAGCCTCAGTAATATAGAATAAATGATTAAGCAGTTCTTTATTTGTTATGGGACCGTAAGGAGCCAGCTCAGGGCCGTATTGTATCTGTGAAATTCTAATGAGTGAGTAGTTACCCATTGAGGGTAGGTGATTGTCCTTAGTTATGTACAGTGCAGTTAAATTAAGAGCTGGCAAGTAGACTGCGTACGTCCGAACAGAGGTATCACCAATACGGTACATATAATTACCATTTATATTAACCCCATACATTATATCAAATAAAAACAACGTAGCCAGGTCAAAAGTAGACTGTACCAGACAGTCATTATTAAGCTGTATATAAGAGAATATAGTAGTGAGATGTTTTAGACTACCGGCCCAGGATCTTCGTCTGGTTGTGGTTCCGGTCCTAAGTCTTGTTCCGCTAATTTTAACGAGTTTTGTACGTCTGGGACCGGCACGGCTACCGTCGGTTCGCCCTCGTAAAAATCCTGAGTGTCAATATCATAGTTCATTAATACAGCAGCAGAATACTGTTCTTTATCAAGCATATCGCTTAAAAACTTACTCGCTACCATAAAAGATGCCTCTTCACCTTGCACACCTATGGAGTGATAATCTGGCTCTTCCAACGGGACGCAATTTATGCGGTGCCACGTAAAAGTCATTTTATATTTCATAAAATCGGTGATTTCAGACCCGAAAACATGTTGTCTCGGCCTATTCCTCTGTATTGTATAACTTTCAATACGATCCACTGTTGTGGGGTTGACAGGAGGCATAGCTATACTAACGTCGTTTGGAGCATACATAGTATGAACACCACCTGACTTTGGGTGTTTATAAACTACATCATAACCTTGCCATCTTTGGACAACACCGTAAGCCCATAGATCATGATAGTTATAGCCACGGTAGTCTCTTGTTCTAGTTTCTTTGACTACAGTAGGGTTTATTTGAAATATACTAGCATATGGTGTACCAAGGATGAGTGAACCTGCCTGCCCAATAATCAAAGCACAACAACCAGGATAAACGATCGTTCCGGAACGTACACCATTATTAACAGCAATGTAGCCATACTCTTCCATATTGTTTATGTTAATCTGACCTATCTTCATTACTCGCGTAAATTGCGACCTTATGCCACCCAATATGTAGGTAGACTGATGTCTAAAAACCGGTTTAGGTATAGCCCTGCCTAATATTGCGGAGTATAAAGCATCTGCCCTGACCGTTTCTTCTAAAGCGTCTTCCGTGTTATATTCCATTTTCCTTATGATGTGTTTAATGTTCTTAGCGTTAAATATGGCTAAATACTCACCCCAATACCAACACGTGGTAGCAAAGAGCGACTCGAAATAAGGAGCATCGGATTTCGATAGTGCCAACTTATTTATCTTTAGAGCTTCACGAGATATGTTTACACCACCTTTCTCGAGCAACATGGGCAGTGCTGCTCGACGTAGACCTAGTTTTGGCAGATGCAACACGCGTTCCATACCAGTCCACCAGTGAGCTTCTACTGTTTCTGTCCCTGGCTGAACCAACCAATACCTCAGACTCCTATAAGCACTAGCAAGCTCCTCGTACCACTTATGTGTTGTGACTAATGTAGATATAGTGTTCACAATATCCGATTCCGTCACGGTAAACATTTCATTGTTATCCAACCGCAAATCCGAAAAACATTTAATTGTCTTCTCGGATATACCGAAATCGATGTCTTGATCTATTAGTAAAGGGGTAGTTCTTTTGTTGCCACAGAGTACTTGTCCCAAGATAGCAACCTGCTTTTTTTGTAACCCACTACCGTTAATATAACCATACACAGTACCATATCTATCAATCGCTTGCTCGTTTGCAGGTAACGCAAATTTATCGCATTCTAGGATACCACCTTGGTCAAATTCATATTTTTTATGACTATCAGTATACCTAAAGCGACACTCAATAAAACCAAACTCTTCCCCAAAATGGGGACCACTTCTACTATGGCCATCATTATACTCATACATGTGTATAACCTTAGTATTATATTTAAACCTATGCGCATGCCAGACAGCTTGTTCAACATTCTGACCATTGTTGTCTAGTATGAATCGCGGAGGTAAGGCAGCGTACCATGCGCGCATACTATTTAATAGGTTTCGTGTTTCAGGGTCTGCTTTGTACATACCGAAGCCCATATGGTTGTGTTTAAAAAACTCTATAAGCCTAGTGTACATAACATTCCAATCATCGTCTATTATGGTCTCGACCTGTTCAGGGCGCATCACTAACTCATAATCGTACTTGTTGAGTTTTTCTAGCATTCTATATACATGCAACTTAACAAGTAGCGCATACATGAGAGCTGTTGCATTATCATAAAAGTCATTTACAACAACAGAGTTAAAAAACCTGTTCAGTCGCTGCTCCTTAAGCTCTACGTTGTCAGCTAACTCCCGAAATCTCTTCGAAATAGCTACATAGTTGGGAACACCGTCTTCATCCAAATATTGCGGATTCATACCATAGTGAGAGTGTTGAGAGAAGTCTGTTCTAACACGTTGCGGTACGCCGTATATTGTCCCCTTCGCCAGAGTCTTTGTAGGGTTTCGCTCTTCGAAACGGGCACCATATACTTGTTCAATGACACCTTTGTCTCCTAATGAGAGGTTTTTGGTGCCTTCCACTATGATAGCTTTTGACCTATCATGTTGTATGTCAGACTTGACGTCCTCTTTTTTTTCTGCTCGAGCGAAGCTGAGCTTGAGTGTGTTTCTAATGTAAACCAACCCATCACCGAAACTAGCGATAGAGCCTTGGACATTCATGATGTCTTTAATGTATTCCATTATGAAATGTGTGTGCGTGTTGAAACTTTTTCTTATCTCCGGATTTATG